TATTTATCTACTTACTACGACCGTTGTAGAAAAGATCGTCTTCAGTAACAACTCTGAATTGAATGCCTTGAGTTTTGCAATATGCTTGAGCATACTTCCACTTAGCATGATTGATAGCAACAGTAATTGCAGTCTTAGGATTAGTTCTTTTTTCTTCAATGATACTTTGTGCTTTTGGTTTAATTTCGATCAGTTCTGCTTTTTTTCTACCAGTTCTATCTTGGTAGACAATAAAGAAATCTGGTATGTAATTTTTTCGTTTGCCTGTAATAGGATGTATATAAGGAATTGCTATAGATTCACTAGCCCATTGTAACACTTTGTCGTTACTATCACAAAAGATCATAAACGTAAGTTCCCATCCAGATCGATATGTTGGCTTACCTTTGCCTACATATTTTTGTGGATTTCTTACAGTGTATCTGCCTTGTGCGTATTTTTGTCTACGAGCCATTATAGGGCCTTGTTATGCAATGATATTACGTTGTACTGCTTGATTAGGACTTACGACAGTGCTGATTCCATATAATGCAGTTTTAGATTTTAATAGATTTAAATAATATGCCATTTCAGTATTTACTTGCAGACTTGTTTCTACATTAGTTCTAAAATAATCCATAAACACCATGATATCTGTGCCTGTTTGTTGTGCAATTTTAAACAACACAGATGAGAATTTTTTTGCAGTATCTTTTGTACTTTCAGAATTAGGGTCGCCTTTTAATACCCCAACAAAATATGAATTTACTACGTCCCATTCATTGACAGGAACACTTAATGTTTCTGCATAAAAACTATCGAATATTTCTAGTGTGTTTTCTGTTTGTACTACTTCTAATGCCATTTTAACCGAATCCTAAATTTCTTGCTATGTTACTTACTACACTGTCACCAAAATTCTGTTTCCCAGCAGTATTTCCGCCACCAGTCGTATTATCATTGTTTGCGGCTGTGGCACCACCTTGATTAGAGATTTGAATCAATGCTGGACTTGAACCCATAGTAGGTGACCCAGACCCGCTACCATTACCAAACAATCCGCCAGTTAATTTATCTAAAACAGCATCTTTAACTGCATCTTTAATACCGTCTTTAACAGCATTTTTTGCATTTGCAATAACTGCTGATGGATCTAATTGTGAAAGTTTTGCTAATGCTTGTGCTTTTTCAAATGCAGTAGCATTCGGATCATTAAGAATAGTCATCTGTGCTGATGCCCCTCCTAATCCACCGACTCCTTGACCTAATTGTTCATTTGGACTATCTGTGTAGTCATAGTGTGCTTCAAGTCCAAACCCAGTAACTGCATCAATACCTTTAGGTCCATCTTCTTCCAGATTAAATTCTCCAGTATTGTGTGTTACTGTTTCATAATCAATTGTCATACTATGTTGCATTGTTCCCTCAGGCTGATCATATGCATATGTATCACCTGACCAGTTTGTAATAATTGGATTAATGAATGTATAAGCAACGTATTGATTATTCCATAAACCATAAACTGTTATATCTTTGAAAAAAGAAGGTCTTTCTTGTTGTCCTGTAAAAGAATCTCCTCTATATCCATATTGCATGTCGCCAGATAAAGAAGGATCATAGATGTTACGTCTGTTGTAAGTCTTTGTATCACCACTACCTAATTCTGGATTAAATGAATCTGCATAGTAATATTGATAATACGCATTCCACATTGCTGTGATTTGAGATGCATTATCATCATGGAATGTAAAATCTACAGGCTCATATTTAATTTTGCTTTGGATAATACGTTTTCTGTTGTACTGATTCAACGTGTCAGTTTCAAATCTAAAAGAAGGAAGTTTAACTGATTTAACTAGTATTCCATAATTATTAGAAGCAACACCTGCAGGAGGAGTCCATGCGTCTGCATTAATATTAAAATAAGTATGAAAAAGAAATTTAACTTTAGGAGCATTTGAAAACTTATTCGGAATAAAAGTTTTAGCCGCATGTGTATAGTCTCTTAAGTAAACATCACTTAGAAACGCTCCTATTAACTTATTTTTAAACTCATCAACTATTGGATCAGCCATATATTTCTCCTATAGTCTTATTTATCTCTTTAAAAACCCCATAAAAAAACCGGGCGAACCCGGTTTTTAAATTTACTCTGTTTGCTATTAACCAGTAGCAGTACCTTGATCTGGTGCTGATACAGCATCCGCGATAGTTCCTGGTCCACCTACTCCGATCAATGCTCCTGCTCCGTCAGTTTGAACAGCATTATCATATGATACTGTTAAAGCAATTTGTACTGCTTCTGATGTTGCATAGTTTAACTGATTGTAGTTTGCTTGTTCTAAGTAGCAACCTGCTAGTTCCCATTGCTCTAAGATTACAGGATCTTTAACTCCATTACCACCATCTAAGATGTCAATGTTCATTGCGAATTTGTAATCGGCTCCTGAAGCAGATGATGCCTGCTCAAAGAAGTCTAGTTGTCTTTGCAACTGGGCGCCAACTGCTTTAGAAACAACGCCTGATGCATCGTCTCTAATGTTAACCTGAAGTGGCTGCCATGAATGTTTACCTGCTAGATAAATCTGTGAATTATAAACAGGAACTGTAATTTTTGCGAACTGTAACTGTGGTCTTGCTACATCAATAACTTGACGTGTCAATGTAACTGAACCTTCAGCATCACTACCAATTCCAAAGTTAGTAAACCCAACCCGGAATCTGTATTGAAGTTTAGGCATCAATAAGTTGACGTTCTCCCTACCTTCTGGTTTAACTGAAAGGTTTTTTAAAGTATCTGAGGCTGATGCCATTTTAATCTCCTAATATTAAATATATCTCTTAAATATATTTATCTTTTTTTTTAATCAAAGAGGCCGAAGCCTCTTTGTATATCTTTTTTACGATCCTGATAACTCACCAGTGTTAAAGATTCTAACTGGAATGTATATGAATTCAGCCGCTTTCACTGGCTCAACTGCTATATCAATCCAAAGTTCGTTTCTATCAATTCTCGCTGGAGTATTGTTGGATGAATCACAAACTACTGAGTAATCATACAGACCACGTTTTGAAACTAAATCAGCAAACAATGTTTCAACTACTGCCGCAATTGATTTTCTTGTTTGAACATCATTTGGTTCAAAGACAAATGGTCGTGCCGCTAATACTAATTGTCTACGTATATAAGCGACTAATCGTGCTACGTTAACTCTATCTAAAGCAGATGATGAATTAAATGAAGTTTTGTTACCATAGTTCAATAATCCTTGACCTGTAAAGAATACCATTGGATTAATAAAGTTTGTGTATAACACATCTCTAATACCAATGCTTGTTTTAATTACTTCAAATTCACCACTTGCTGAATCTAAGTAACCAATGCTTGAAGCATTGTCGATAATACCACGTCTAGTTCCTGCTGGTGCTAACCAAGGATAAGCAACATTGTCATTACGTAAGATTGTACGTGTCATCATGTGAGATGATGGAACTGCTACTAATTGACCTGCTAGATCAGTAGTAATACCTGATGGATAGAATAGACCCATATAAGTGTTTCTAGTTACTAGACCGTCTTCACTTGTTGCTGTAGCTCCTGCCGCGTTAGTTGCCCAAGCCTGAATATCAGTTGCACTATCTTTCAATCTCATTGGTGTATCACCAACGATGTAAGAAGTTTCACCTCTATCAGAGTTCAATGTAACCATATCTGGTTGTAACTCAGGATAGTTTGGACATGCTTGTAAGTTGAAGTAGTTATCTTCATCTCTAATAGCAGTGTTAGATGCGATTGCTGATCTCATTGATGTTACCACCATTGCTCTTTGAGCCTTACGACCTGCGTACATAGAACCGTCTGCTTCTAAACCTGAAGCAGTTACCCATGCATCTTTTACAGTTGGTAATACTTTGTTAGGGAATCTGTCAGCATTGAAGTAATTAATTCTGTATTGCTTGACATTGTACCCTGACCGTCTCATGTTCCACATCAACATACCTACTGGGTAGTTTGCTGTATTTGGAGCATCAACGTCTAAGTAATCACTTGCTAGTAATGATACGATGCTTGGAATAGGATCGTTTGCTGGATTAGTAGTTCCGTTAGTTGCCCAACGTGCATCTGCAAATAAGATACCATCTGGTGAAGTTTGATCACTCTTATCGAGTAAGACCCACTTATCAACTGCTGAACCACCACCAGTTTGCTGTACTGATTCCCAACGAGATAATGTTGGATAGTTTTCTAAGTCTGAGGTATCTAACCAAAGATCACCGTATGCTAATGCTGTGCCGTCACTTTGAAGTGTAGGCTCACTAGCAGATACGAGAGGACCTTTAGGATCAGTTGTGTTTGCAACGTTTGTGTTAACCATGCCGTTGCTATCATAACCTTGATTTCCGTATCCTTTCCAACCTGTTGATGTATTAACCATAATATCAACTTGATCAGTCGCTGTGTAATACCAGTTAGTCATGTTAGTTGGGATTGCAGTTGGTGCACCTTCATTCGCTGTTAATGAATACGCTCCAGTTGTTGTTAATGAGAATTCTCTCCAGTTAGATAACTGAACTGTGTACATATCTGGACCATTACCTGAATACCAAGTATAAGCATCAACTGCGCCTGCAGTGACTTTTGTTATAGTAACTACTAAGTCATTTGCTGGAGTTGCTCCGCCAAAATCTACGCCTGAGAAAGTAACTCTGTCGCCTACTGCATGTCCTGTACCTGCGCCTACAACTGAAATTGGATTAAAATCGTAGAAGCCATAGTTATTTGTTACAGCAATTTGTAATCCTGTACCTGAACCTGTTGTTGAAGCCTGTGTGCTGTTAAAGGTAATGTCATTTCTGAAAGGACCTTCTTTAGCACCTACAGTAGTAGAGAAATTGAATCCTGCTTCTGCCCATAAACCAGATGATGTTCCGTCTGCTTTATAATCATCTAATACAATAACACCACCTGCTGTGTGTGTTAATGAAATAGTACCGTCATCGTTAACTGATGCAGATGTGTAAGGTATGTTCGCCGCTGACCATGCAGTTACGAAATCTGTAGCATCTGTAGCATCTGCTAAGTTGAATGGATATGAACTGCTAAGTGTAGAAACACCTGGTGTTGAAATTTGAACTCCTGCAACATATGGTCCTGTAGTAAAGTCTGGTGTAGTATTTGTTCCTTTAACTACAGTTGCGCCTGTTGCTACTCTATAGTAGTAGTAAACAGGACCTGCATTAAAGTCACCATCAAAGCCATACTGAGTATAAACACTACCTGCTGGTATTGCTCCGCCACCTGTTGAGTCTGCTGAATAGATTTGACTCCAATCAGAAGTTGCGAATGACTGAGTTTTTGCAGTCCAAGATGCAGTTGTTGAATTGTATGAAGAGATTACTGGTTGTAATCCTGTGCCGTTAACCTGAACCCATGTAGAACCTGATGGTGCTGGATAATCTTGTGCTGACCCCCAAACTGGTTGTTGAGCAGAAGTTCCATATGCAACTCTTGGCTGATATGAAAGTTGAGCCGCCGCCGTATAACCTAAGTCAGTCATTATAGTACCAGTAGCATCATGCAATCTTACGAAATATGCATTTAAATTAATATCGGCACTGTTAGGTGTTCCACCTGTTTGAGCAGAATAAATGTTAAGTTTGCCATTAGAAGCATCTGCTGAGATGTATTCCCAGTTAAGAGAATTAATGTCTTGTGCTAATTGACTAACAGTGTTGTTTGGTGCCGCCGCAACTACTAGAGAAACAGTATTACTACCGCCTGCGCCTAGTCCACCACTAATGGAAAGTTCAACTGTATCTCCTTCAGTCAATGTTGGGTTAGCAGTTGGTGTTACAAGAGTAGCAAAAGAGTTCATCCAAGGAACTGATCCTAATTCTACCCAAGCATTTGAACTATTTTTGTACCAATATGTTTGATTAGTAGTTGATGTTGGAGAATCATAAGTAGGGATAGCAACGATTGCATAATCACCGATGTTACCAACTGATGATAGTGGCTGACCATTAGATACTTGAGTTGCTAATGTAATTACGATTGGAGTTGGTGCAGTAAATGCTTGAGTTGTCGCATTCCATACATTAAGTCCCCATGTAGAATCAGTAGCATCTAACCAGTAAGCGCCATTTGTTGGTGCTCCAGTTGGACGACCTGTTGATCCGACTAAACTTGCTAGATCGATATCTGCTCTTAATGCATATACTTGATTAGTAATGCCAAGTGCTGAATAAGCCGCTAATAATCCATATTCATTTAATTCATATCCTTGGATTGGTGTTCCTGCAGATGATGAGTAGAAGAATGGATTACCATATAGAGTAACTAAGTCTCTTTGACTTGTAATTGTATATAGTTTACCTGCATTTGCAGAAGTTGTTGCCGCCGCTGTTGCAGTTGATGTTGGATCCGCTTTGTTTTCTGCTGTCGCAAATAAGAAAAACGGAACTGATGCTGGTGCTCCAGCAAGATATTGACTTTCGTCAATAACTGAGACTTGTACGCCTGGTGATGTTAGTGCCATGATAATATTCCTTTTGTATGATTTTGAGGGTTACACCCTGATTGTTTTTTCATACTATTATTTATCATGTATTACAAAAAACAACGGATTAAAAAAACCTTTGAAGGTTTTGAATAAATAACTGCATGGAATCAACGAGACCTATCTGTCAAATTTGCAATAAAAACGTTTGTGCTGTTAATTATATAAGAAAAGGCATTAGACATTATAGAAGTAAATGCGATGCATGTATTCACCCAAATAAAAAACCAATTTTCTTGTGGCAACAAGCAGGATATGAAAAACAGCCTAACTGTTTTTTGTGTGGCTTTAAAAGTTTATACTCTACACAAATGACTGTCTACCATATAGACGGCAAACCTCGAAACGTAAACTTTACTAATTTAAGAACAATCTGTTTAAACTGTATCGAGGTCGTCAAAAGAAAAGAAATAGTCTGGGTGAGAGGAGACTTAACTGTTGACTATTGATTCCATTGCTTTATGCAAATCATCAATCGTGCCGTCATTCTTAATAGTGTGATCGTAATTTAATCCTACACTACTATATTCACTAGCATGAATATTTAAATCAGTTAATCGTGCAAGTGCTTGAGGATTTCGAGTGTGATTGTAATCCACAGCATCTACGATCCATTTAGGATAATCACCTCTTTCGACTCTGATTGTAGTTCCACCTGCATTTTTAATTGCATCGACTTCATTCTTAAATCGACAATCAGTTATAACTACATCATCTTGTATATTACGCAATTGATTTTCTACTGCTGATACCCAGATATCATTATGAAATGAACGTCTGCCCACTTCAGTTCCCCAATACTGCAAGACCCAACGAGGAGTCAGTTGAGGCATGTCTAATCGTTTCGCCCACCACTCATCAACTTCTTCTCGCCACTCTCTGCTAGATTGAGTTGTGCCTTCTAGCATTTCTCTATCCCAGCCAAAGATTGCAGACACACAATCCTTCAAGGGGCCTGCATAACTCAGTTTCTTAAAGCCATGAAATCGAATAAGATAATCTGCCGCAGTATCTTTACCACTGCTGATAAGTCCTGTAATGCCTATAATCATACGGAATAGTCCTCTAGTCAAGTAATCACTATTATAAACTATACGGGAGGGAAAGTCAAGTCTTTTTGGTTAATATGAGCATCATAGGGTAAACAAAAGGCTCTCAGAAGTTTATCCTTATTTACATGCTTAAAAGGAGGACATTTTTGGTATAATAAATCCCATTCACGGGTTAAAATCTTTTGCCATTGTGCATGATTATGTTCTATATCTTCCCAAATCTCTTGTCTACGAGAGTGTGAGTTCTTTAAAAAACTAACTACTCTTTCATATGCAACTGTTATATATTGCTCTAAGTCTTTATCATCAACAATTAGATTATTAGGGTGATTAGTATATTTTCTAAAAGTTCTAAACCCTAACGATTCTAAATGTCTATCAAGCATGTCATTGCAACTTATGCCTATGAATGGCTTTTTGACTGCTATTGGTTTCCAAGTTTTTTCTGTCACTGAAAAACTCTGAGAATCTTCAGGATAATTTTCAGTAAGAATTTGTCTCCACCAAGTCTCTGGGTTTATGATAAGTCTAGCATCATTGTATGCAGGAGGAAAAACATAGTTAGCAATGTCAAATGAATTTACATGTTGTTCAATCATTTTACTGAATTGATCGCCTTCAAACTCTTTTGCAAAAGTATGATACAAAGTTTTCATCTTAGATAAATCTAAATCTAAATCATAAAGTTCATTCATCCAATCTATCAAACAATTATAATTGTCTTCTCTAAAATGTTCATTTGTTTGGTCATTCAATCTGTAAGTTAACGAGTAGTCCAAAACATCTAATTTATTTTCTGTATGAAATTTGTATAAAAGAGGAAACTTGTGAGGTCTATTGGTTATATCTCCAATCATCCAAACTGCTTTATTGTAATTAAAGCCTAAATTAACTTCAGCCTTTCGGAACCAAGTGTTATCATAAGAATTGTCTATGCCAATTGCTTTTTCTTCTGTGCCTTCAGATCGTAATAAAAAGTAATTGAGTCGAACACCATAAGTAGGGTAATGATCTGTAAGACTTGTAAAATTAATATAAGTGTTTTCATATAAGACATACACTGATTTTAAATTGGGAAATAAATTGCTAGTTTTACAATAATGAAGACAATCTTCTATCCAAGATGTATGATTACTGTTTACTTGAGGTTCAAATAAAGCGAAGCCAATAACAAGATACTCAATATCATTTATTACTGATTGGTCAACTGGTGTATCTAAATGACCACGAAAAGGTTGCAATGGATTATTAATTGCATGACCAAAACTTGATTCAGTAGTATCACAAGAAGTCAGTAATGCCCATATATTATCATGGAGCAAAATGCTTCTTACGTCATTGTTTAAATTGTCAATTATCCTTGAACCCAAGTAAGAGGCTGTGAATAGTCAACGTAGTCTCTGAGGTCTTTAAGGCATCTTTCTTGTTCTTGCTTACCTTCTGCTTTCATAGCCGCCCCGTTTAGAGCAGTACCACCACCTGGACCTGCAACTGTTGAGAATTTTTCACGTGCTTCACCTATAATTGTTTTAAGTGTTGCAAGTGTAAAGTCATACATCCATGGTGTGATACCTGGATCTTGTAGTAAAGTTGTTTCTGGTCTAGTAACATCAGCCCAAATAAGAATTTGTTCACCTGAGCCTTTAAAGTCTCTGACAAATCGAATTGTTTTAGTGACAGGATCAAATGTGTAGATAACATAACCACCAAACATTCTAGCGGCAAGTTCTACATAACCTGCATAGAAGTCATATGTTGCTAGTCCACCTGCATAGTTATAGTTTAACAAGTAAGTGTTTAGAATAGCAGATGAGAATGGATCAAATGACGATGCACCTGGCCCTGTTTCAAGTCCGATTGTACGTCTGAAACATTGTCTGACGTTAATGAATTCAGTTGGCAGTGTATAAGTGTCTTGGTTTTTGTCTACTGTCAGCAGTGTATAAGATTCTTGCACAGAGTTTTCTGCACGTTGTCTGTAAGTTAATACTGAGTAGTTGTATGCTTGTTCATAATGCTCTGGATCTAATTCTAAATCAATGATCCCTTCACCTAATCGGAAACGCAGGTTCTCAAACATGGCCTCTTTTAGTTGTTCAAGGTTTCGATTGTTTGGTACTGCTAGTTCGTTTGCGGCCATAAGATAAATTCCTGTTATGAGTATTTATCTTCTTAGAAAGCCTTTAAGATAATAAGAGAATCATTAAATCTACCAGTTGGCTTAATACCTACTGCTTTAATCTTATCAAAGTAAGTTCTAGCGGCTGGCTTACTTCCTGTAACTTCTTTAAGTTGCTCTTTAGGTTTACGTAAAGTCTTAATTGCACTCTTTGACTTGTCGAATCCATGCAAAGTGTTACCCTTTACAAACATTTCTCCACTCATTTCATCTGCAACGTAGTGATGCAGTTTTCTTTTTGTAGTATCATAGACCCATGCTTCTTTACATAAGTGAAGTTCTGTTGGTCTAATGCTTTCTAGTTTGAGTCCAGTTGTTTCGCACTCAAAACGTTTTTGATACTTTAACTTCATTGTTGCTTTCTCAGGAGTGATCGGCTTAGTCTTACGTTTAGCCCTAGATTTAATCTTAAGTGTAGCATAAGAGTTCAACACGCCATTTACTGTGTCATAAAGACCAATAGTTGCTTTAAGTTTCTTTTTACTAAAGTGACTATATGCTTCAACTAACTGTTCATCTTTACCTTGAATTACTTCTTTAAATTCTTTTTGTTCTCTTTCATAGGTTGAGGTCAATAGAGGAATATGATTCGCTAATGGATTGTACTTATGTAAAATTTGTAAGACTTTGCTTTTAAACTTATCGTCAATCTTTATCTCATCTTCAAAGAACTCATCCATAAGACCATCGATTTCTCCTCCAGCCTCTAGTAATTTCTCTTTCATTATATCTTGTATAGAAGGACGATTAGGTTTGTCTTTTGCTTTTTCTTCTTTGACTTGAGCAATCAATTTACCCTTTTCTAGCCATTCATCTTTGAGTTTTGCAATGTGGTTAATATGATTTTCTGGCATGTACCCCACTTTATCTAAAAACCAAACTGAGTTTGCAGTCCCATTAAAGTTCCAATCTGGATTTCTGAGAATGATTTCTATTTCTTCAGCAGACCAGCCTGCATCTTTTTTGATCCATGATTTACAAAGAAGCAATCTTTTCTTATCGCTAATTTCAGTTCGGATAAAGTATTGGGCATCTTGGAATGCCCTTTCTCGTGCATCTTCGTCAGTGATACCTTTGTACTTTTCCCATTTAGGTTCAGGCGTAAGATAAACTGTTTTTACTTTCCGTCTAGCCATTTCGTCTCCAATTTTATCTGTGTCATTTTGAGCAAGATAGAAGTATATAGCATTTAAATCTAAAAAGCAATATTTTATTTACCCAATTGCCCAGAATTTGTACAATGAACCGATTCCGATAAATATAGTTATGCCAAGATTATCATTATACCGTCCCGAAAAACAAAGTGACTACAAGTTTATGGACAAGATCATTTCCGAACAACTAACAGTTGGCGGTACCGATCTGTACATTCATAAATATTTGGGACCAGACGATCAAGGTCCATCAGCAGACTTTACTCAGCCTCAATATGATAAACTAGAACCGACAAACATACAAGATTTGCTGTTCTTAGAGAACAGAGATCGTAAATATGCCAAAGATATATATCGATTACGAGGGCATTATAATGTACAAAACTTAGACTTTGATCTCAGTCAGTTTGGCTTATTCTTAAGTAATGACACTATTTTTATCACAGTTCATTACAATGACATGATTGATATCTTAGGTCGAAAGATGATGGTAGGAGATGTTATTGAATTACCTCACTTACTAGATTATAATCCTCTTAAAGAAACTTTCCCAGTTGCATTAAAAAGATTCTATCAGATTACAGATGCTAACTATGCAAGTGAAGGATTCTCACAAACTTGGTATCCACATATGTGGCGTATCAAATGTGAAATGCTAGTAGACAGCCAAGAATTCTCAGATATTTTAGAACAACCAACTGACATAGACAATTATCTTGGTGATTGGGATAAAGATAAAACATACCCTGCAGGATATGTTGTCTCATTCGGTGACAAAAATTACAAAACACTACAAGAAGTACCAGCAGGCACTAAACCAAATGCAACTACACCTGATCTATATTGGGAACTAGATGTAACAGATACATTAAAAGATGTACTTGGTCGATACAATGAAAATGTTCGTATCAACGATGCCAACTTAAAAGAAGCAGAACGAATTGTACCAAAAGCAGGTTATGATACATCTAAATTATATGTAGTACCTGGTTATGGGGTATGGGAAGAGAACGGTGTTAAATCTAACAAGTACAATCAACCAGCACCGCCAACAGATGTTCGTTCATGGATGCCTGGTAATAATCCACTAAGTGGTACTGGTTCTGTCGTTACAATGCGTAGTGACAAATACAAATATGCATCATCTGGTATTAGAATACCAAAAGAAGTGATGGAAGTCATGCAGTCTAAAATTAAAGACAAAGACATTGACCTTGAATCAATGATTGATAAGTTTGTACAAGCAAACTTGTCTATACTGACAGAAGATCCAGAGATGTCTCCGACAGGTTCAGGTTCAGGTCAGATGGAAGGCACAAAAGTCTTAACTGTAGATATCTCAGGACCTGTTACAGGTCCATATGGTACTGCTGACAACACTTACGCAACAGCAGACCAAGATCCAGATGCATCAGGGTTCACAGGTACTGAGCCATATGGTCCAAATACAATGGACTATCGTGCTGACTGTGATCCTCGTTTTCAATACATAGCAAGATCAACACCACGTGACTTTGGTTACACATCGGGTTACTTAACTGGTGATGGTACAGCACCAAATGGTCTACCTGCAGGAGCAGGTATTGCATTCCCAGCATCACCAAATGTAGGTGATTATTTCTTAAGAATAGATTATTCTCCAAATGTTTTATATCGTTGGTCTGGTACTCTTTGGTTAAGAGTTGATGAAAATGTCAGAACAACTACAGGCTTTACAGCAACTGATGAATCGTTACAATCTGGATTTATTAATAACGAGGCTAATATTTATGTAAATAACGATGGGGCAAACGTTTCGTCTGCTCAACCGTTAAGTTCTTTGTTAGACTTAACACCTGATGATAATCCACCGAGTGACGGGACTTAGAACTTATGGCACAATATTTTTACGATAATCAAATAAGAAGATTTCTTTTACAATTTTCTAAAATCTTTAGTAATTGGTATGTTACTAAAGGAAAAGATCCTAATGGAAATGATATATTAGTTAGAGTGCCAGTACAATATGGCGATGCAAGTAGACAAGCGGCAAATATTATTGCAAACAATTCTGCAAGTAATCTTCCTTCAGCACCTATGTGTACATACTTTATCAATGGACTAGAGTATGATCAGAGACGCACACAGGAGCCCTTCTTCGTTGAAAAGCAAAACATTCGACAAAGAGCATACGATGATGGTACCGCTTCATATGAGACAACACAGGGGCAGGCCTTTACAGTTGAAAAACTAATGCCTGTACCATATACATTAAGAATACAAGTTGATTTTTGGACTACTAACTATAATCAAAAATTAGAATTGATCGAACAATTAGGAACATTGTTTAATCCAAGTTTAGAAATTCAAAGTACTGATAATTTTGTTGATTGGACATCATTAACAGTTGTATATCAGGACGGGTTAACATTCTCATCTCGTTCTATTCCTGTAGGAACAGGAAATCCAATTGATGTGATGACTTGGAAGTTTTATTTACCTATATGGTTAACAACATCTTCTAAACTCAAAAAATATGGTGCAGTTCACAAAATCATTGCTTCTATATTTGATGGTAAAGGACTTGAAGCAATGCAAGATGACAATTTGTTATTAGGCAACAGACAAAAACTTTCACCATATGGTTATAAGTTGTTGTACATAGGCAATACAATACAATTATTGCCACAAGATTCAACTACAGCAGATACACCAAATACAGATTTAGATGTCCCAGTAAATCCTGACACGGATTTATATTGGACATCATTGTTAAACATGTACGGAGCATATCAACCTGGGATAACGCAATTGTGGTTAGAAAATCCATATATGGAAAATGAAATTGTAGGTACGATTGTTGTGAATCCATTAGATGATCGTTTTTTGATTTTTGATGTTGACCCAGACACATTACCAGCAAACACATTAGAGCCTGTAACAGGAGTAATCAATCCACAAATCACTGGACCAAATGCAGGACTACCTGGAGCAACACCTGGAACTAGATATATCTTAGTAGATGATATAGGTTCAGATTCTGCATCATGGGGAATAGTCATAGCAAGTGTAACTGGTCAGTCTACAACGCCAGAAACAATTAATGCTACTGATATGGAACCAGGTGTAGAGTACATGATTGCGACTGCTGGTACAACTAACTATGCTCAGTATAGTGCGGCTGACAACAATCCAGGAACTGTTTTTACAATGAACAATGTTCAGCCATCAGGATCAGGCACAGTATATATAGTTGAAGTCATTGATAGAAATATTAATGACATCATTGAATACAATGGCACTCTTGGCAAATGGTTTATTGCATTTGATGCAGATAAGAACGAAGCCGAAGTTGAGTATCTTACTAATTTAGCGACCCAAATTCAATATAGATGGTCTGCAACTCCAGAAGATTCTGACGTAACCCCTGCACAAAAAGGTCAGTGGATGAAATCTTATGAAGGCTATTATGGAGAAGGTGATTACAGCATAGTTATTTAAACAGGCTCTATTTGCCTAATAAATAACTGCATGATCATTATTAATCAATCTGCTGGAATATTTTTCTACAGCAAATCTACGCAACGGTATCTTTACTTGTTAAGAAACGAGAATAAAAATCCTACGTGGTCTATTCCAGGAGGCAAGATTGAGAAAAATGAAACACTGCTTTCTGGATTAAAAAGAGAATGCCAAGAAGAAATTGCATATTGGGAAGATAATTTTAAATTAGTTCCTATTCAAAAATTTGTCAATAATACTTTTGCATATCACACATTCTTTTGTGAAGTAGATGAAGAATTTTCCCCAATTCTTAATGACGAACATTGTGGGTATGCTTGGGTCGGAAACAATAGATATCCAAAACCATTACACCCAGGTTTGTTCTCAACAATTAACATTGACACTGTTGTAGAGAAACTAAAGGCTCTACAGTCTCTGTAAACATGCTCTTAGAGCTTCGGAAAGACGTTTTGAGAGACTTAATCACTATTGATGGGTAAGAATATAGATATTGATCTAATCGATGCTGAGATCGATTCTATGCAATCTGGATAAATAATACTATGAGTATCAGAAAAGGCAAACCAAACGTAGGCGATTACATAGAACATTTTTGTTCTTTGAACGGTAGATTTGAGGGTATTATTACTGAAATATTATCTACCCAATTTATATATGAAACTCCAGAAGGTCATTCAAGGTTCTGTTTATATAAAGAGAATTGGAATTACGCCAATTTATCAAATTACACCCAAAAAGAAAGGGACTAGGTCCCTTTCTTTACATCACTCGATGTTATTTATTTGTGCATGATAAACTGTTCGATTCCTGAATAGCCTAAACCACCAAGAACAAAACCAGCTCCGATAAGCATCCATCTCCACTTTTCTAATCCAGCAATTTTATTTGCCATCTCTATGTGTTGACTTACATTAGTTGCTTGAAATTCTCTCAATAAACTATGTGTACTATCAGTATGCTTGTCTAACTTTTCTGACACTTCTCTGACATCCGCTTTAACGTCAGCCAGAGATGCATCAAATTTTGAATCTAAGTTTTTAAATTCTACTTGAAGTACGGCTATATCAGCATCGTACTTCTGTAGTTTTTGTGCGTTAGATTGTGCCATCTAGTTCACCAACTCCCTTATGCTGAAGGAAGTGTGATAACTGGTTTTGTTGAACCAGCTAGTGGACTACCTGCGATTGTTTCAAACGTTGCCTGCATTCCAGTCTGAGTAGTTGCAGTTAGAGGTGATCCGCTATCGTTATCAAATGGTAAACCATTTACATCAGAGATAGATTCAATGAAAGTAGTTGCCGCATTGTCATATGTACCTTCAATGCTCATTTCACCTGCAAGTAAATCTGCTTGTGCTTTTTTAACTAAAGTACAAATTCCTGTTCTTGTTCCTGCCGCATTGCTTACTAAGTATTTTCTCTTACCTTTTTGACGTAAGAAGTAAACTGTTTCATCATTAGCACTAATAACTGAAACTTCATTTTTAGTGGCGTTGCTGACTGCACTTAAGTCTAATTTTTCAATGTTTGCAGTTGATACAACAGTTGTTGTTGTCAATGCTAATGCTGGTCCACCTCTTGATGCTGAAACACTGAAAGTTGTTCCACTATCAATTGTTTTAACAAAGTAAGTAGTACCTGCAGTTAATCCACCGATGTCTGCACCAAAGTAAATTGGAGCATCTACATCAAAGGCTGCTGTTGCAGTTACTGTGATTAAGTCTGTTGTTGCATCTGAACTTGCTGTTGGTGTTGACACTACTGCTAATGCAGAGACTGTACCTAATGGTACGTTACCACCTGCATATGATACTGTACCAGTACCTGCGCCAACGCCTGTTGCTACG